CGAACTGCTTCATGAGATATTCGATCGTCGTCTCACCCTGTACGCTAACAGGTGGCGTGGATTTTTGAAGTGGATAGTAACCACTTGCAGCTTCTATCTTGAACGTAACATCACCATCGGTTGAAAAAACAGGAATCGCGCTAACGATTTCCCCTTGAAACACAAGATCAAGATCGCGCCCTTCTTCACCTGCCATAACCTTAATTACATTGTTGTAGGTTTGTAACTGACGGAAAGACAGAACCGTAAGCTGCTCCATTAAATTGAGCTTGAGATTTTTTGCTTCGATGGAGCATTTCGGTAGTTCATCACCCCCGGTCTTATCCATAGTGATATGGATTGGAACCGGAGGAAGTGTGATTTCGTTATTTCCTCTACTATCGAATGTCCCTTCTGCGAGCGCGATAGTCACTTTAATAGCTTTTTTCCAAAACATAGTCACGCACCATCCGTGTAGCAAAGAATATACCGACTCCCTAGTTCCGCATAGTTCGGTTCTTTGTTTTTTCGTTTAACGTCTGTAAAAAACAGATACCCATTAAAATACGGCGTCGGGTAAGCAAGTATCGAAGTGGCGGACAGACATATCGCCCCAGTGCGTATCATCTTATCATCTACAGCGAAATCCATATAAAGATAATCGCCTCGCTGAAAAAGGTGAATGGTACAGTTTTGGTCGTTTAATACAACATTGAACCGCTGATTAGGAATGGCTTTTAGTGGTATTTTTCGTATCATGAAAAGAACCCTCCTAAAATTTCTGTACCAGCATCTTCCGCTGTTTTCAATACGCTTCGATCATCTTCTTCGGCAGCCGTTCCTTCATCACCTGTAGGGGCAGAAGAAGAAACCTGCCCGCCATCCGAAACCGATGAATCACTAGCATCGGAGCAATCATCACTCGATATGCTTTCGCTCTCCGTCGCTCTGTTTTCATCTTGATTTTGCTGAATCGTACTTGCATCCACCTGACTATAGGCGGGCTTAACTTCGCGGATTTCCTTAAATGTACAGTTGGCGATCAACGCCCCAAGCCCGTTTTCAGTTTTCATCTCATAGTCATAATTTTCAAGCGTCATATTCTCATACTCATGGTATGGAGTAGTGATCGAAAAAGTGGCTACGCTGTCTTTGAGTTCAGAAAGCGAGGTTATGGCATGGTTCAATTCCCAATCCTCACCTTCAAACCCAATTTCCATATTGATTTCAAGAGGTTCCGTTGTTTTGTTGTACGAAGTAAAACTTCCTTTTTCGATAGCATCCGCAACAACCGAACCACCCGACGTAACTGCCAAAGAAAGTATGGATTTAATCGGAAGAATGGAGTTCCCTTTTTCGTCTGTAATCATCCATTGTTGCACCCGGTATTCGGGGCTAATAATGCTACTAATTAAGGACATCCAAATCCCTCCTATCCAAAATTCTGACTATCTGTGTTTATTTGCGCGCTGATCGAGTCTGCGGTATCTCTATCCATGTTGCCTTGTACGTAAAAATTATTTGTCTGCGAGCTTTCACTTGTGGAGTTGTACGAATTGCCATTCGTGCTGTTCAGCATTTGAATCCCAGATGACAATGATGGCAATAATCCTTTGAGTTTTCCAAGTCCGTTAGTCAGCCATGCGAATTTCGAAGCAATCCATGAGAAAGCAGTTTCAAGCGTGCTTACGAATCCATCCCATGCGCTTGTGAGAGCGGATATAATGGAGTTCCAAATAGATGTAATTGAGCTTGTCGCATTATCCCATGCACCAGTGATCGAATCACATGTAGAGCTCCACCAGTCAGTCACGCCTTGGCATACGGAGTTCCACCATGCAGAAATGGCAGTGCATAGCGTTTCCCATGCGCTTTGCATAAAAGCGGATAATTCATCCCAATACGCATACAGGACAGCACAGGCAGCGACAACCGCCATAATAGCCCATCCAATCGGACCTATTGCAATCAGCGCAGAAACACCGAGCTGAATCACTCGAGCAATGAGCTTTCCAAAAGCACTGTTCAAAATCCATACGCCCATTTTATAAAGTTTGAATGAGGCGTAAAGCATTGTTGCCGCGCCTAAAGCAACTTTCCCAAACTTGACATATTCCTCTTTTAAAACGGCTATGCCGTCTTTAACTTCTGTGACTGATTTCCACAAGCCGGGGAACGCTGAATTTTCTGCGCCTTTTTGAAATGCTTTGTAGTCATCATACAAAAGTCCGATCAAGAGAGCCAAAGCGAGCAGTGCCGCCATAACGGGGTTCGTTTTCACCATCGCTGCAAATGAGACGGCTGCGGCTTTAGCAACGTTTCGCAAAGAAATAATGGCAGCAATAGCTAATGCAGAAAGCAATGGATAAAATGCCCGTATATGCTTTGACAAGAACGCAAATCCTTTCGCCGCATTGGACATAAGAGGAAGAATCAGGCGAAAAACAGGTAGAAGCAGGTTTCGGATAGCTCTTGATACAGCCATTAAGGATTTTGAAAATTCTTTAGACTTCTTAGCATCCTCATCAGTGTAAGCGCCTTGCTTTTTCATAGACGCTACAGTCCGTTCGAGTTCCGTCCTTCCTCTGCGGAGCATAGCTATTTGACCGACGTTTCGAATACCTACCGATCTTGCAAGAGCAGTAGCTTCACCGGGGTTCATGTTCTTCAAAACATCGGACAATTCGAGGACAAGTTCTTCCGTACTTTTGAGCTTTCCGTCGGCATCAGTCAAACTGTCGATTACACCATTCTGCACAAGCTCGGCAAATGAGCCAGTTCCAGTCTTGAGGGAGTTTGAAGCACTTGCACCAACCTTTGAAAATGCATTAACTAAATCCTCTAACTGAATCCCCATGGATTGTGCGGTATCAGCCCATGCGCTCATTTCTTCTGTACTCATGCCGAGGAATGAACCGAATTTCGCTGCTTGCTTTGCACCAGCAATCATATCCGAAACAAACTGCCCGGACATAACGCCAGCAAAGGCGGTCATAGCAGGAGCAGCAACGCTCTTGATAATCTTTTTAAGACCGCCATCAAGTTTAGAGCTTAATTGTGTAAGCCCCTTGTCTACAGCTTTTGTATTTAGTCCAACATAAATAAAAAGCCTTTCCACTATGCTATCTGCCATTTTTCACCGCCTTGTATGCTCGCTCTTCGTTAATACTGTTAATGTAAGCTATCTCATATAAATCCAAAAGGTCGCTGTAGCTATAGACTGTCTCCAGTTCATGCAGCGTGGCGAACTTCTGACTGACGACAACACCTGTTAGCGTTGAGACGTTTTTGTAACCTTCTTGAACGTAACCGCTTTCGCTGCTGGTTCGCGGGAGTTCATGACGTTCTGAAAAAAACCGAAATTGACCTTTGCGGCTTCAATTCGAAGTCTATAAAGTGTCATTGGGTTCTCGATGTTCGCATCAATAACCGTTGGAGTCAGCTCCATAGTCATAAGCTGATTGGATTGATCCGGAATGAGCTTGCAGCATGAAAGCAATTCGTTGTAAAGCGGTTCTACTGCGTCATAATCGAGTTGCCCTATAAGTTGTACTATCTTGGCGTGGAAATCGCTGCCTGACGCCAAATTTTCAATCTGTGGCGAATTTAAAAGTGACTGTAGATTGGAAATTGCATTGGCAGACACATTAGTGAGCTTTGCTCCGTATGAACGAGCCAAAAGAATAACAGCCCGATTGATAAATCGTTCCAGTTGCAGTGCAGGCATCTGTTTAATAACAAACAGAAGGTCACGCTCTTCGTCTTGAATGTGTATTTTTACTTCTTTTCTCATGTTATTCCACGCTTTCAAAATCAATAACGGCATTGATTGGGTCAAGTACCTGCTTGTGATCCGGCATGAGCTTCCAGTTTTTCAGTACGCCATTCTTGTAAACAATCACTTTCCCGAGGGACGGTACAGTCACGATAAGGTTAAGCCAGTAAACTTTGTGAGCTGATTTCGAGTGTTTGTAGATCGTATCAAAAACAGAAGCAGACGGAGAAGATGCTTCGAGAGCGATAGTTACGCTCTTAATCGTTGGCACCCAGCCAGCTACCATCTTTCCGTCTACACCGATGCGATCACTTGCCATTTCTTCGTCTCCCTGTGTGATGGATTGGTCGGTCGAAAACTGTTGCAGCTCTACGCCGATTGGATACAGTTCGGGGCAAGTTAAGATAATTTTACTGTTTGCACTTGTAATGTCTCTATTAGCCATGTGTGACCTCCTAATTATTTAATCATCGTGACAGGAACGTCGAGCTTGTGAACCGCTCCGCCGTATGTATACCAAAGCCCAATAGTCGGGGACTCTCTATTCTGTCTAGCCTGCGCCCCCGGGTCTGTGACAAGCAGATAATATCCATCTGTGTTGATGGTGTCTGATTTGTCCTCTCCAATTTCGTTCAGCAGTTGTGACTTTTGGAGTTCGTTAAGGGTAACACCTGCACGAATGACGCCGTTCAGCTTCGCTTGCTCAATGACATCCGTGAACCATGCTCGAATCAGTGCATAGCCCGATTCAGTGTACGGGACTGCGCTAACGCCTGTGAAGCCAGTCATGCAAGCAAGCTGCAAGGAATTTTTAAGCCATACCATGCCAAGGTATGCGTCAATGTAATCATAGTTGCCACCAGTCATTGCGCCCTCGGCGAAAATGGTAAAATCATCTGCGCGGGTTGCATATCGTCCGTAAAAATTCATGTGGAGTTCTTTCAGATTGTCAGCGGTAGTTTCATCCATGACGTTTGCCGCGAGTCCGCTTTGGGATTTAAATTTAAAAGTGGGAAGTCCGTTTTCTCTGTTCCAGTCAATACTTGCGGCAAATGCCATTGGCAGAATTGCGTAGAATGGATCACCATAGGTGAGAGTAACCCCTTCGAGGTCAAGCGCGCGAAGTTTGTTCGGAAGGTTTGATTTGTTTGTCGGAAGCGTATCAGCTTGGTCATCCGTCCATGGGCAGAAAAGGTAATCAACATCCTGTGCGTTTGACCATTGCGCCAATCCGATAATTTCATCGGCGGTAGCTTTGTAAATGGTAGTAAATGTAGCCCAATTCGTAGTGGAGTTAGTAACGGATTTCATAAGAGCGGATGGATCAAGGGCATCGCTACCCTCGGAAAGCGTTGCTCCCGTGCTTTCTGTCAGTCCCAGTGCATCTGCATCTGTGCCACTTGCAAAACTAATTTTGCTTTGCTTTCCTGTAGCCTTAGACGTAACAATAAACGCATTAAGGTTACTGTTAAAGGATACAGACGTCCCAGTCAGCTTTGCTTCAATAGCCTGTGCCATTTCGCTTTCGGTGGATGCAGCAGAAAGGTCTAAATCACTGACGGCTCTTTCTGTGCCGTCAATGCTGATTGTGATACTTCCTTTTGTAATCTTTTTGAGAGTTTCAAGAGACTGAATCGAACCACCAATAAGGCATGCGGCAATGGGTTCAGTGACCGCACGCGCAAAGTAAATAGTGGCAGGCTTTTTGAAT